TCAGAGTATTCCTCTGAATTGAAAAAATTAAAGGAAAATAAAAATACTTTTACAAAATTAAAAACTATAAATAATATAGTTAAAGATAGTAAAAAAGATGAAGAATATTTTAACGATTTAAGAGCAAAGATATTAGCATTTAAAGGAACTTATTCTAGTAATTATGGCATAACAGAAGAAGAATTTCCCGATAGATTGTATGCTTATTTTAGAGATAATGGTGTAGAAATACCACCTACAAAAATATTACCTATGGATATAATATCTATATATAATCATTATATATCCAAAGATGCAATTATAAAGTCTCTAGAAAAAGAAAAAGATTCATATTTTGATGCTATTAAGAAATCTAAATCTGATATTAAGAAAATTAAGTTTGAATATGATAAAGAAGCAAATATATTATCAAATTTTGATATAGCATATCTAAAATTAATAAATGCTAAGAATCATAAACTAAACGAGTTATGCAAAATATATGCTAAGTTTTTTAGTGCTAAATTAGATGCTGTAAAAGAAAATATATTACAAGATCAGAAAATATTAAATCATGTAATAAAGGTTATTAATGGAGAAATTACTAACGAATATTATTAAATAAAATCCCGATAGGATAAAATCCTATCGGGAATCTTTTATCTATTTCCAGAGGCAGAAATATTGTTATTATCATAATTTGCAGATGATTTACGAATTGCACTAGAACTAGTTGTTTTAGAAGTAGTTTTAGAATCTGTAGTTGCAGATTTATGTTCTATATCGTTTACTTTTCTTAAACCTACAACTGTAGATAATATAAACTCTCCACCTACACAACGATAGAATTCTTTTTTATACATTAAAAGATATCTACCATTATATTTAGAATATTCTCCATAGTTGTTAACCATAAAACATCTATCTGGAGTAAATATAGAACCATCAACATTCTGCTTGGTAAACTCTACATTTATTGAACTGGTTTCCAAATCATTTTTATAAATAGCTGCACTTTTAGTTCTAACGAATACCTTTTTATCAGAAGAATCATCATTAGAATTTATATTAAGACTTAATATCTGAGTTTCTATTTCATCATCTATAGCAACAATTTGATTTGCTATTTTCTCTGTACCAATATTTACAGATACATTGGAATCAGCAGAATTAACGTAAATATAGTAAGCTCCATTCTTAACAGAAATACCATCATAATAAGCTTCATTTGCTGTAACTTCTCTTATATCTACAATAACATCGTTTATTTCTGAATCTGATGCTATAGCATTTCCAGATTTAGATACTAAATATGTATTCTGAAAATCCATAAAGAATCTAAACTTAGTATCATAAAATGGATGATTAAAAATATATTCAAGAAATTTAAATCTTGAAGTCGTAGGAGGTACAATATATGTATCATAATGATTATTATATTTTAATTTTTCTACTATAGGATTTAATCCTTCTAATGCTATAGCAACTAATGTATTCTGATCTATATCTTCAGCTATAAAATTAAAGCTTTTTCGTAAAGAATTAGTAAGTTCTATAGATACTAATCCTAACATAATTCTCTTATAAGAATCCATACCATTCTCATCCAAGTTTTCAGTATAATTTGGATTAGTAGTAGATGGAATATATGAAAAAGATCCTGATAAATTATTTTTATTTATAGAAGCTTTGGAAAATTTATTAGCAGTTTTAATATTAAGATAAAACTTTGCAGAATCTTTATACTTGATTATATTTGTATATAAATCTGATGTAACTGCAAGAGAAACATATATAATAGGCAACACATCAGCTTCATAATCAGAATTTACCATAATATATGATATTCTCTCTGATTCTATATCAACTCTACCTCCATCATAATCAAATGCTAAACTTATATTTGCAGTATAAGCTTTTCTATTAGTACTAGCAGAACTATTATCAATACTTGCCATAATAATTACTCCTTTTTATTTAGATACTATTTTAAAATCTGTAAGTAATACAGATCCATTTGAATCTACTGCATAATCTTTAATATCTATAATAGTACTTTGTTTATTAGATATCAATTTCAAATCTATATCGGTTTTATCATAATTTTGTTTAATAAATAATAAATCTGATACCAATTTATCTATATTCATATTTAATAAACCTCCGAAAATTATTATAGATTTGTGAAAAAATAAACCGTTAGGGATTTACCCTAACGGTTAAATTTATAACTTTTGTAAATCAATTGGATTATTTTCGAAGAATTTTGAATTGATCATATTTATAGCTGACGGATCATTCAGATCTTCGAATTTGATGCTTTTACTCTCAGGATCGTTTTTGTAGTATTGTAAAATCATGCAAGTATCAATAGCATTTAATCTTGATTCTATGATTGTTTGTTTAAAGTTAAATAACTCTGCGTTATCATAAATCAAAGATATAGGAACTTTTATATCTTCGTATCCTACTAATGAGTATATCTTTTTTATACTAGAATGAGTTTCAAATAAACTCTTGATACATCTCTCTGGGCATTTTGTAAGAGATATATAAAGAGGATAATTTATAGGAGATATAAATTGATTATCTATCTTGAATAAATCCAGTTTTACTTTTCTGACATGTGAAATCAATCTCCAAAACTCATATCTAAATGATCCTTTTTCGCTTAAAGGAATCATTACAGAATTATCTTCTCCATGATACTTTAGAGGAAATAATAAACTGGTATAAGGATATATCGAAAGTAATTGAAAATTATAAGGATCTTTGCTCAATATTAAATTAGGATTTCCGTCATTTAAAGTTTCGATAATATTTGCAATCATAATAGAAGTTTCATAATTTCTAGATGATTTTACAAAATATATACCTGGCAAATACGGACAGATTAACTCCAACAATTCAAAATTATTCTCGCAAATTTCCCTAAACATCTTTATTTCAGACTTAGCTTTAAATTGAGAATTATAACCTAATATAAACTTTTCATTTATATCACAGGTATTGTAACTCATTATCAAGTAAAACTTTGTCTGCACTCCCAAACCTTTGAAAAAGGTTCTATAATGAGAGCATAAATTTATCAGTCCACTTGTTATATCTGTATAATTATTGATTACGGTTCTATAGTGCTCTGAAAAGATTTGCTTTAATACACTATAAAGATCAACATAGATATTTAAAGAAGTAGCATTTGCTATACTAGTTCCTCCAAAAGTTTCATATGTTATCTTTCTCATTCTATCCATCTTAACACAAGAACCGTAAATAATATTTTCTACAGTAGGAGAATAGCCAGTTGATACATAATCAGGCTGTCTCATTATAATCATCCTCGCTCTCATCATCTTCAGAAGAAATATTTAATAATAAATCTCTCATATCAAAAACTTCTCCAGAAGAATTATCATCGTCATCATTACCAAAGTTCTCTACAACTTCTTTAAAATCACTTCTCTTAGAAATTGATTTCAAAATATCTTTTGTATTACCAAAACCATTCTCGATCAAACCAATAGTAAGTTCACTAGGTCCTTCTGGCGTTGAAAAAGTATATCCCTTACCAGTTCTTTCTCCAGAAGAATTGATATAGATTTTTCTAAGTTCCAACTTTGCCTTAGACTCATCAGGTTCTTCTCCATCTTTAACCCATTGAACTCTTCTTAAAGTTCCACAAGTAGATCCCTTCTCATCAAAAGGAATATTAAAATCATCAAAAATATGATAAGTTACGTTACTATCAAACATAATTAAACCTCCATAAATTAAAAAATAAAAAAAGAAGTTTCTCCAGGGGTTTCCCCCTGGAGAATGTACCGTGTGTACTTTAATACTCTTCTAAGAAGTTTTTAACGAACGATACCAGAATTGCTTGTCGTGAACCCAAGCTTCTGATAAATGTCACGAATAGCATCAGAGTTAATTCTATCAATAGTAATGATATAATCAGATGCCATTCCTGCATATCCTACAGGAGCTTTAATCTTCACGTCATAGCTGAATCTGACGTCGTTAATCTTTTCGCCATAGATAAGCTCGGCAAGTTTGCTCATGGAAATCATAACCTTGGTATACTGTGTAGGTTTACCAAAGTTGTACATATTTCCTGGATTCTTGTCTACATACTCAGACACGACCTTCTTCCAATTGGGTTTACCGTTATTGGAAATCTGGGCGGGAACTAAAAGACGCTCAAAGAAGTCCATCCCGTCATCGGAGAGGTAATATCTATCACCCTCAGCTACAAGATAATCCCTTCTCCTAATGGAATCCAGGGTTGTGTTCCCTGTGGTTTTGGCGCTGCCAAGTTTACATGCCTTGGCGCGTTCATCGTCTTCCGTATTAAGATGGTTAAACAAAATGTCAACCATCGGGAAGTTGCTCTGGCTGCTCTTGCTTATCATGACGCCTTCGAAGTCTGAAAAGACTTCTCTCAGAAGATTGGCGGCATTCTTCAAGAACTCTGACGAATAAACGTAGGTCGTTTCTGAAACATGTTCGAACTCGATTGGCTCGATATTCACCTCGAACTTCTTTCTTGTCGCCTCGCTCGTCGCTTCTGAATTTACCTTGCTCATATCTTTTTCCTCCTTTTGAGTATTATTTTTTGATAGAAGATATATGAGCTATCTCTTTCTATCATTTATATTATATACATCTAAAATTATATTTGATTTTAGATGTATTTATTTAATATGGTTGTATTTATTGTAAAATTTAATTCTGAACTCTGTAGAGAAATCTTTCTTTTCTGCTAAAGCTTCCAAGTCAGATTTATGATATTGTCCATTCAATGTATATACCAGCATATACAGTGTCTTAGAAGAATCTCTAATCATCAGATATCTAGTATTATTATAATCTCCAAGATTAATATCAATATCATATTTAATTACAGTTATTTCGGAAATAGCAATTTTAAATATAGAGCTCAACCATAACTTTAAATCATCTGTTAAAGAATCAAACATTTCTTCTCTTCCGGGTAAAGGTTTCTGAACAATAAAATTTTTCAATTCAAAATCTATATCTACAATTCCAAACATATCATTTATATCATTCTGAAAATTATTATCAGATAATAATACATTCAGACTACTAGACCAACCTTTATCTCTCTTAGCAAAAAGTTTGATAGTATTACCAGAAGCTTTACAATGCTCTTTAAAAAGATTATTTAAAACTTCGTCATATTTAGACTTGTTTATCATGCAATATAAATCCTCTATAGTATCATTTCTATAAAAATTAATTAGTTCTGAAAATTCTATAGAAGTACATGCGAGCATAAGTCTAAAGTCAAATCCCGCTGGACAATCATCTTGATTAACAGCTAAACCAACTATCATTTCACTCTCATCTTTTACAAGAAGATTATAAAATATATCTGTTATATTCTGTCTACAGACAGCATAAGGCATCTTATCCTGAATTTGTAAATTAAAATATCTAGATGCTGTTACTATAACATCTTTAACATATTTCTTATTATTATCAGGATTATCTAAGTTTACTATATTAAAAGTCAAAACTCCATCTGGTTGAAGAGGAGTATATTCTTTTAAATTTTCTACAGGCATCTTAAATATATCACCAGTAATCTCGTTTCTTACAACAATTTTAGTCGGATTAGCAGAATCCTGATATCTCTTAACATACATAATTCTTAAAATATCAAGAGATCCATCTTTATCTTCTTTAAAGAGTTTATATCCAACCATAGCAGATAATTTCATATCGTTTATCTCCTTTATTAAATTCTATTATGTTCAAGTTCAAGATATAGTAAAACTCTATATAGTCAATTCAGATAATTTCTTAATAAGTTCACCATTATTTGTATATATAATAGAATCTGTTGAAGAAGTATTATATTTAGCATTAGAAAATCTAATTAAATAAAAGGTTTTAAAATCAAAATTTGGATTGATCTTATTATAGTTTCTTAAATATTTTAAGAATGTAGAAGAAATTTCTGATTTTAAATTATATATCTTATTACAATTAACTTCAGATTTACTCTTCTCTATTAACTTATCAAGAATTAAACATAAAGTATATAATTTTGAAATAGAATCTTCTACAATATCCTTAATATTTTTAGCACTATCAAGATTCAAAATATCCAAATAGGCTTTATACTCTGACGTAATATTACTAATAGTAGTATCTAAATCATCAGAAGAATTAATGCTAATTATAGGCTTTACTGTAACTAACTCTGCTCTAGGAGTTAAATAATCTCTGGCAATAGCAAGAGTTTCTTCTGCCTCCTTATTATCAATAATTTTATTTCTGAAAGAATCAATAGAATACTCATCTTCCAATAAAGCCATTTCATTAGTATATTTCAATTCAGAAATATCACTATCATTCAGCAATTCTCTAACTATATTATCAACCTTTTTAGAATCATATTTTTTGGCATAACCTTCATATACTTTATATATTCTAGGATTACTATTAGCAATAGTTACAAAGTCTTGAGGAATAGTTAAGTTTGCTGTTTTATCTGTAATCTTAATATCTGCTAATTTTAAAACAGTAGCTACAAACTGAGAGCAAACTAATGATAAATTATCTTTACTTTCTTTTACCTTATTGAAAAGAATATTAATACAATTACCAAAAGCGTATTTTGTTTTATTTTGATTCTTAATAAAATCATTTATAATATTTTCTATCTTTAAATGAGTCTCTTTATTTACAAATAATCCCAATACGCAAATTGTAGCATCATCTGAACAGTCTAAATAATCCTTAATACCTTCAAAATTAAATCCTGAATATTTTTTGAATTCGTATTTGAAAGTTGCAATGTTATTAAGACTACTATCAAGACTCAATCCAGCATGACTATATTTTGATTTTGTTACAGCTACTATTACTTTACTACTAAAAGCTTTAGGATGACTACAAACGATATATATTGGATATAATCCCTTTTCATCATATATTTTATCATTTCTTTCAAAAGATTCTGTTATAGGCTTAAACTTAAGTTTGGTTAGATCAATAATATTAAAAGTATGCTCAGCTAACCATTTTTCCTGCTTTTTCTGAGCAAATCTAATATTCTTTTCTGTAAAAGCTACAGAAGGATTCCAACCTAAAGAAAGAATTTCACTTTCCAATATCTTTTTTCTATCTTTATCAGTTTCAGCATTATATGCTTTCATCTTTTCAGATACAGTATTTCCATAAATCTCAGGATCTACTTTAATATCATTTACAATATTAAGATCATCCATTTCATCTGGAGTAAAATATGGAACTACAGATGGTAAATCCTGTAACAACTTATCATCTGTTATATAATTATCAATATAATCTGTATTAGATTCACATACTGCTTTCTTATATAAATCAGATCTATCTAATATCTTTAATTTCTCTCTAATTAATCCCAACTTATCATCTTCCATAGACATTTCTAATACATTGTCTAAAGTAGGCTGAATATTATCATCATTTATATTTGTAAATGATTCTTCTACAGTCTCAACAGAATCTTCTACTTTATCTTCATTTGGAGATATTAAATTCTTCATAATATTATACATATTATTTACATCATATCCCCATAATTGAAGAGAATAGTAATTAGAGAATCTCTTATACTTTGCATTAAGAGCCATAAAATTAGAATACTTATCTCCTAATTCTTCTATTGTATATTCTGGAGAATTATTATCCAAAAATGGATCAATAATAATTACATTAGGATCATCCTGTAAACGTACAGACATCTGTTTTCTATAACCAAAATCATCAAATTCAAATTTAATCTTTTCGTTATCTTCAGAAGTAAAAACTTGATCATCTGGTTTAAATTCATTATCATCTATATAATTCTTTTTCACGATAAATTCCTCCTAATTTATTTTGAAATAAAACCTAAAAGAATATTTTCTAGCATATATCTTTCTTCTGAATCTTTTAAATCTATCTTTTCTGTAGATTCTAATCTAATATCAGGAACTTTAGTAGATTGAATAATATAATTTCCTGTATATAAATCTTGGAAAGTTATAAAAGAATCATCAGATTCAGAGAATCCTATTCCGTATTCTTTTCCTAAAAGATAATTTTCTGTAATTTGAGATAAATAATTTAAAGATTTATAAAAATCCATTACAGGAATAGCAGATTCTTCTGTACAAATCTGATCTCTAGAAAAAAGTTCTTTTCCAAATAAAGATCTATATATAAAACCTTCATCTACAAACTTATCCATCTTTGGAGATAATAAATCACTTACTTCTCTAGGACTCTTATCAACTCTATATACATCATACTCTGCATTCTGTAGTAGATTATCAGGAGCCATAGATAATATTCCATTCTTATTTCTACAAATAAGATTAGTAAGTTCTATATTATCAGAAACTCCATATCCATATTCTTTCTCTCTAGAGAATACATTATTCTTCATATAATTTACAACGTATACAGATCCACTATCTTTCATTCCAGGAATATATCCAGAAGTCAAAGCGTTCATAGCTTCATTAATATTTATAACTCTTTCTCCAGAGTTTTCTATCATCTGCATTTTAAGAGTTGCAAATATTGATAATAACTGAGAAAGATCATTATCTGTTAATCTCAAATAATTATAATTTGTATTATTGATAATGAATTTCTCTTTTGCTATCTGCTTTGCTCTATATTCTGGCATAGATCTATTATTGGGTCTACTACCACCATCTTTAACCTCTATAACCAAATTATATGGTTGATAATAAATATCTGTAATATAGATATGCTTCTTACCCTCAAACATATATTCCAATACAGGACCAGGACACATAATATCATCCGGATTACAATTCATTACCTTATCCATAAACTCTAAAGCTGATCTCTCATAAGATCCAGTATAAGTTTTCTCTACACCATTTTGGAATTTATACTTTCCAGATATTTTTCTATTGGCAAGCATTTTCTCTTGACCTTCTACAGTACTTGTAATTCTAGCTACACCTTTAGTTCTAATCATATTATCTTCAAATTTTTTAATATAACTAGCTTTACATGCAGGCTTATTACATTGACGATTATATCTACCTTTATTCTCGTCCCAATCTGTAGGTCCACCACACTCTGTACATCTACCATGATAATCTAGAGGCTTTTTATTTACATAATTAAAAACAAGTCTAAATGCAGTAAATCCTTCAGGAATCATCTCGTTATGTTCCTCATCAATATGAGTTACAAGATTTTCTCTTGTAAATCTTTTATCACAATACAAGCATTTATACTTCGTTGTAGATTTGGAGCTCATAATAAAACTTACCTCCTATTTTGTATTAAAATTTATTATTGTGTGCGCTTGGTTAAATATATTGGAACTTTTTTATAATCTGATTATTTTTTACAAATCGGACAAATTATTAAATCAAAGGAGAGAAATATGTCAGTTAAAAGAAAAGAATATTTATTCTCTGTTAACGATTTCAATGAACCTCAGGTCATAACTGACAGAGATGCTGTTGGATTATTATTGGTTAGACTTATTATGCTTGACCCTGGATCAGATCCTTTACACCCTACAATGGGTGTTGGAATTAAAAAATATAGATATGGATTAGATAATCTTAATACATTAAAAACTGCTATAGAAAACCAAATAAATACGTTCTTACCGCAGTTTGAAGATGTAGATGTTACTCTTATCTTGACACCTGATAAGGTTTGTAATATAGAGATAACTGTAAATAATACTGTCTATGTTTATGATTCGAATACTGCTCCAATACCAATTACATTATCTGATTTAAAAGATGTATCTGACGGTTGAATCTAATATTTTAAGGGAGGAATAATATGTCAAGTATTGATGATTTAAAAGATGATGGTATTTCTATTGATGCTACAGCTGCTCCTAAGGAAAGAGTAAATATCGGAGTATCTAGAAATACTGAGCAGAGAAACACTTCTAATAGAGTGGCTGTTGATACTGCTAGCATTCCTGAAGATCCTGAGGATACTAGTAATATTAGAGAAAGCTATGTAACAGATCTTTTGGAAGGTCCTGATTCTCCTTTTGAAAAGTATTTGGAAGAGAAGAAGGAAGAAATGATTGAAAGAATGGCTATGGAAGAGAATGCAGAAGATATTGATGAAGAAGATTTAGATGATGAAGATGAAGATAGCGATGTTGAAGATTCTAATGATCCTCTCAATAATATCGCTAAGTTTGATTCTGCACCATCTCTTTTAGATGATGAAGTAGAAAATGTCAAGATGGAAGAAGAGGATATTTCTTCTTTACTTGATGATGAAGAAGACGAGGATGAGGAAGAATATTCTAAGCCGGATTCCGAGTCAGATACTGTTACTAAATCTCTAAATGAAATTAAGCCTGTAACTGCAAGACGTGTAGTTGCAGAAGAAGATAAGGCTACTGAAAATAAATCTACTGATGAAGATGATGAATATAGTGATGATATTAATGATAATAATATCGAGATTACTACAACAGAATCTCCGGTAGTAGTTGATGAAGATGATAGTGTAGACTCTACAGTAGAGTCTTCTCAGGATGAGATTCTTAAGAATCTGCAGAAAATGGCTACAGAAAAGCTTAAGCCTATTTCTCAGAAGCTTAATCTGTCTGGATTCTCTATTCTCAAGAAGCCTACATCTAATATTAAGGTTCTTCAGCAGCAGGCTGTAAGATCTATTAAGTGGGTACTTCCTGATTCTGAATCTATTGTTGTAATGAGAGAATTTAATGGATCCGAATTAGAGTCTTTGAGAGAGTTCTCTGAGGATAATACTTCTGTAGAAATGCTTACAAGAAAGTATCGTATGATTTATGATCATATTACTTCTCCTAAGCCTTCTAATTTTGAGACTTGGTTGAAGACTACTCCTTATGCAGATTCTGATCATCTTTTCTTTGCAGTATATATTGCATCGTTTAAGGGAGCTAATTATCTTCCTATTGATTGTAAGGATCCTAAGTGTAAAAATACTTTCATTACTGACGATATTCCGATTATGAATATGGTCAAGTTTGAGAATGATGCAGCTAAGAAGAAGTTTACAGAGATCTATCAGAATGAGACTACAAATTCTAAGGATCTTTATTCTTCGGATATCTTCCCTCTTAGCAATAATGTAGCTATCGGATTTAAGGAAGCTAGTATCTATAGTTTGTTTGAATTAGCATCTCTTGATAGAGCTTTTAGAGAGAAGCATTCTACAATTATTGATTTCGTTCCTTTTATTGATGCATTATACATTATTGATCAGGAAGATAAGACTCTTACTCCTATTGGATATAAGGGATATCCTGAGAGCGCATCTAAGACTACAAAGTCTAAGATTCAGACATTTGCAAAGGTATTAAAGACACTGACTGTTGATGAGTTTGGACCTATCAAGGCATACATTAGAGAGGTTAATAATAGAAGTCAGACTATGACCTATCAGTATCCTGAGATTGAATGTCCTAAGTGTCATAAGTTGACACCTGCTACACCTACATCTGCTGAAGAACTGGTTTTTACCCGCTATCAGTTGGGAACTTTAGTCAATACTGCATTAAAATAATGAATTTGACCAAATTCATTAAAGGAACTACGACTATTGGGGAATTCGAAAATTTACCAAATAGATTCATACATGTGATTTATAGAGAATATATTAGAACCATGACTAACGAAGATGGAGTAAAGAATATAGTGGCAGAAGAAACTGTTGAAAATCTCGAAGAAACAATGGGAGGATAAAATCAAATGAATAGAATAGATTTTATCGAATCAGTTTCGGGAATAGCCTATCCGGAAATGTTAGTGAAATTTTTTGATTATTTTATAGCACTCCAGCAATTAGTTAATAATCAGAGAACAATAATATCTGTGTATAATTCTGGTATAAATTACATAGAATTTTCGTTAGAGTTTATGACGAAAAGTGATGTAGATATGGCTATAAATCAAATTAATTCTTATAACAACTCTATCGTTATTTATGATAGATTAATGAGTATTAAAATGGAATTCCTAACTGATTTGAAAATATTAATTACATTGTCTTAAAATTTGAGGGATAGCTTTTAGCTATCCCTTTTATTTTTACATTATGATAATTATTAATGGAGGTAATGTCAATGTTTAGCGATGATACTTTATTAAAAGAATTAATTTGTCATGCAAAACTATCTAGTGATATAGTAGATTTTTTAGAAGATGCTAATATTTTTTTAGAAGATAGTAATGATAGGCAATATAACAAAGTAACAGAACATCTTAGATTGGATATAATGGATATTGAAAGATTTATTAAAGTTAATGATTGTAAAGTTGTATCTAATCCAAGAGCATTTGTAAAAGATAATATTCCTGCAGATGATGGATTATTATCATATAAAATATTTGGACATGCTAAAGATGAACGCGCTGGAATCTTTGCATATATAGATTTACATGGTTGGTTTATGGATCCTTCTTGTTATAAAACTTGGATTAGATTAGACCCTGCTGTAAAAAGTATAGTTCATGGTACTGCTAATTATACTATAGATGATAGAGGATATCTTATAGAAGATCCAGAGAATGGAAAGACTGGTATAGATTTCTTAAAAAAGAATATTAATAAGATAACTTTTAGATCCAGTGAATCTATTAAGAGAGATATTAAAGTTAATTATCTTAATCAGAATAGAGATAAAATATTTATTAATAAATATATAGTAATACCTCCATATTATAGAGACAAGAATACTGAGAATTCTAGAGTTGTAGGATTAGGAGGTATTAATAAATTATATAGTAATCTTATAGTTGCTACAAATGCATTAGAGACTACACAAGAGTTTATGTTTGATGCATCTGATGCAATGAAAGGTAGAGTACAAGAGACTATATTAAATATCTATGATTGGTTTTGTGGTAATACAAATAAGAATATAAATACAGATCAGGGTGCTGGTCTTAGTGGTAAGATGGGTATTCTTAGACGAGCAAATATGTCTAAGACATCAAATTTCTCTTCCAGATTGGTAATATCTGCACCAGAATTAAAAGTAGAAAATCCTGAGAATTTAATGGTAAATTTTGATAGATCTGCTATTCCTTTAAGTGCATGTATTGCAGAATTTAGAGATTTTGTTTTATTCCATACAAAGAGATTCTTTGAATTAGAGTTTATTGGAACTGAAACTTATCCTGTAATTGATGAAACTGGAACTTTAAGTTATGTAGAACCGGAAGATCCAAACATTATTTTCTCTGATGAAAGAATTAAAAGAGAAATGGAAAGATATCTTCATGGATATAATAACAGATTTGTTCCTATTGAAGTTCCTATTAAAAATAGTGAAAAAGTTTTTTATATGCAATTTAAAGGAAGATATAATGAACCTAAGTTAAATTCCGATAATCCTGAATCTATTTATCATAGAAGATTGACTTGGTGTGATGTATTTTTCATAGCTTGTAATGAAGCTGTAAAAGATAAACATATATTGGTTACTAGATATCCTATTGATAAATTCTCTAACCAGATTGTTACAAAGGTAGTTGTATCTTCTACAAAAGATACAGAACCTATGTATTTTAAAGATGAATTTTATCCTTATTATCCTAAGATTAGAGAAGAAGATATAGGATCAGATACATCAAATAGATTTGTAGATACGTTTAAAATGTCTAATCTATATCTTCCTGGAATGGGAGGAGATTACGATGGTGATCAGATTACTTGTAAAGGTGTATATACAAGAGAAGCTAATGATGAGTTGGAACAGTTTATGAGTTCTAAGCAAAACTTTATAGATTTTGGTTGTAAGCCTTTGCGAGAATCTACTGCTGATGTAATACAAAGTATTTATGCTTTGACCAAAGTATTATCTGATACTAAATTAACAACTACTATTGAATTTGGTTAATATATAAGGGAACTACTTTTAGTAGTTCCCTTAATTATCTGCTATTGCATTTATTATACAAGAATTTAAATAATGAATACCTGTTTTATTTTTCTGCAAGAATATAAATCTGGATATATTATCTTTCTTAAATTCAAATTTAAAAATTAAATTTGAAATAGAAGATATAATAAAATTTGTTTCTCCTATTTTGAATTCGTTATAATAGTATTGTTTCTCTATTATATTGTCTTTTTCGTATGCTATTATAAATTTTAATTCTTTTAGATTATCTTTAGAATTATAAGTCTCTAATTCTTTTGAATAATTTGATAATATTGTACTGGTGGTAATCTCTACATCAGATTTAAAATACATAGAGAAATTTATAGACTTTGCCAATATAATATCTACATATTTCAATATAGAATCATTGTATTTACATTTTAAATCTATTTGTACTTTCTTTCCTCTATATATTCGTATATCTAAATATCTAATAGGAGGATAAACATTCATCAATAAAACATCTACTAATTCAAACTTATTTCCAGATTCAAATTGTAATGATAGAAATACATTATGTGTATCTTTAATTTCTCTCTTAGGTGGATATTTTATATCAGATATATTTATCAATTTCAATTCATCTAAATCAAATATTTTAGATAATTGGTATGCTATAATATTCTGAACTCTATTTGAAGATATATTTATATAATCATCATCTATAACTTCCATTGTCTAAGATACAAAGCCTCCTTTCTCCTATTATATTTATTGATAAGTGTTTTCGTAATTTTGTAAAAGTTGAAATAATTAGTTGTATAAAATAATGGTGAATAGAAGTAATAGTATAGCTTATACATAAAACTTTTATTCAAGAACAAAATAAATCAAATGACCTATAGCAGTTCTATAGGAGAAAGAAATGAGGTACATCATGAAGAGTTTTGTAAACAGTTTTATCACCAGTTTCGTAAGAGCTTACTTAGTAAGCTATTTTGTAACGATGCTGATCTACATCTTTTTGCCTTCTTCCGAGAAGGAAAAGGTAAGTGAGAAGTTATCCAAGATTATGCGGAGAATGAAGGATAAGCTTACTCAGCAGCAGGTTGTAGTAGAGTAGTAATAAAACAATTATCACAGTGACCTGGACACTAAACCAGGAGAAAGAGGAAATTATGAAGATCAATATCAATAAGGAAGAAGTAGCAACAAAGTTAGTAGTAAACGTTATCAGCTGTATTGCAGCTTACTTACTTGGACTTGTATACATCAAGGCAATGTATGCCATGATTAACAAGACCGAGGAAAAGAAGAGCAAGGAGATTGATGACTGGGAAGAATAAACAGATTCATGGTTTGGTAGGCTTAACAACCTGCCAAACCTTCTGTTTATTTTTTATCAAATTTTATATCAAATACAACAACTTTATAATTTTAGAAAAATATAATTTTATTTTCGGAGGTAATGAAAATGGCAATTGGAAATGGTTACTCTTATAATTCTAGAGGTAACGGAGATAATTCTGGATCTAGTCAGAATAAGCTTTTTGAAGCTACTTATTATTCTAGATTAAGATTTAAGAATCCTGAGACTAAGATGTCTATTTCTCCTAGTTTTAGATCTGGTAATTTAGTACTGGAGATTTCTGAGATTTTGGATAATTTTAAGTATGATTCTAAAATCGCTATTAATATTTCTCCTACTAAGGCCAGATTATTTGCAGACAAGTTAAAGCAGTTTAAGGATGAAATCGTTAATGGAACTTATACAGATGGTAAAGGTTATGGTATTACCTCTGGTATGAGAGAAAAGGTTACTTATATTGCTGCTCATTCTGAGAATGGTAGTATGATTATTACCATTGGAGAGATTGATGGAAACGGTAATATTATCAAGAGCTTTGATTATAATATCAATAAGGATTATCATTATTCTATTCAGTGGAATAATGTAAGAAATATGGATATTGTAAAAGATATTGATAATTTCATTGAGTTGAATCAGTTGATTGATTTGGTAGAAGATTTCGGTAGAGTTATGTCTGGTGTTATTGGATATTCTGCTGCTGATATTAATCGTTACGAATCTGCTAGAGTACTTAGAAAGATGGATCCTATCTATGATAAGTTAGGCATTGAAAGAATTAGTAATGGTGGAAATTATGGCGGAGCAAGTAATAATTTCCTGAATAATGCTAAGACAGAAAGTAATCATACATCTTTCGAAAGTATTGAAAATGGGTATTTTGACGAGGAATAAATATGATTGATACAAAAATAGCAAGTGGAGCTAAGAAACTAGCTCCACTTGTAAGCTTTAATGCGTTAATAGATACTGATGTTGGTTTAATTAAGCTTATATATAAAGAGTATTTAAACCCTACAACATTTGATATTTCTTTTTTCAGGCAAGACATTAAGAGTATCATTTTGCAATTATATAGAAGGAAAACTTTAAATCCATTGCTTTTATTTGCTTTGAATAAAAATGATGTAGAAACATTAGATTCTTATTATCAAGAATTCTTTGAAAAAAGAAGAAAAGATATTTATAAATTATCTGTAAATACAGAAGTAATGAGTATGATATCTTATCTAAATGAGAGCAATGAATCCAATACATCTATATTGTATTACAATGATGAGCAATTAGAAATTTTAATGGATGAACCAACTTTGGTAAAAAATAAAAAAGTAGATTTTAATAATTTAATACTAGAAGAGAAAGAATCATATTCTCAATTCTTTTTTAAAACAATAGAAGAGGCTAGAGATTTTGATGCTTTGAGATATAAAACTTTTTATTTTCCTAGAGCTGGATATAATTTAAATGATGCAAATAATGATCTTAAAGATTCAGAGATTATAACAAATATTGTTACTTCTCGTAATCAGATTAATATTTATGATCTCTATAATATACAAAAATTAACTTTTGGAAAGGAATAAGTTATTATGGGATATAATATCGAAGAGTTTGAAGAATTATTTAATAACTGCTTACGTTGTACAGATGTATCTTCTGAAACTAATAGAGATAGAGAAAAAGTAAATACTAATATTTCTTATAGTAGCAGAAATGCTGTTAATGTAGTTTCTGAAGATAAGCTAAGATCTATTCAGCAGCAAACTTTAGCTGATGTTGCATCTTATCTTGAAAAGACATTTGGACCTATGGGATCTAATACAAAGATTATCAAGGGTAATAATAAGGAAACTATTACATCTTCTTATTCCAAAGATGGTCTTAAAGTATTAAAGAATATTTCTAACCTTGGTCCTATCGAGATGTCTATTATAGAAGAATTAGTTGAATTGACAAGACATGTAGAGAGTGAGGTTGGAGATGGTACCACATCTACAGTCATTCTTTCTTCTATTATTTTTGATAATCTTGTAAAGATTCAGAAGAAATATACATTACCTCCATTCCAGCTTATTAGATATTTTGAAAAAGTTGTTGGAGAAATTAAGAATATTATTCTTTCTAATAAGAGAGAATGTACTATCAGAGATATTGTAGATATTTCTAATATTTCTACAAATGGTAATAAAGAAATTTCTGATATGATTAAAACTGTATATGAGCAGTATGGAATGGATGTAGATCTTTCTGTTGGAATTTCTAATACGGAAGATACTGTAGTTAAATCGTATGATGGACTTACCATTACAGAAGGATTTGCTGATCCTGTATATATTACAAATAAAGCAAAGGGAACTTCAGAAATACATAATGCAAGAGTTTATCATTTTGTAGATCCTATTGATACGGTTGAAATGATTTCTTATTTCGAGGCTATTTTAAAGACAAATATTTATGATGCAATAGAAGAAGATAAAGATCCTATTCCTACTGTAATTACTTGTCCTAGAATGTCAAAAGATATGAGTTCTATCTTAAAGAATTTAACAACTCAGCTTTATCAGTTTGATAAGCAGGGTGTTGAATCTTCTAAGCCTCCTATTTTGATAATCACAAATGTTGTAGCTTCTGATGAAGTTATTATGGATGATATTGCTAATCTTTGCGGATGTAAATCTATTAGAAAGTATATTGATCCTAAGATGCTTAAAAGAGATCAGGAGAACGGATCTGCTCCTACATTAGAAACAGTTTCAGAATTCTATGGAGTTGCAGAATTAGTTGTAGCAGATTCTAAGAAGACTAAGTTTATTAATCCTATTAATATGAATTATGAAAATCCTGAAACAGGAGAGATTGAACCTAGTCCTATTTATAATGCTTTGATTAATTTCTTAGAGACAGAAATTGCTAATGCAAAATCTACAGATACTGCTGGAGAGATTGGATTGCTTAAAAAGAGATTATCTGCTCTTAAGAGTAATATGGTAGATCTTTTGGTTGGTGGTATTACCATTACAGAAAGAGATTATAAGAAAGATTTAGTAGAAGATGCTGTAAAGAACTGTAAATCTGCTGCTAAATATGGAGTTGGTAGAGCTGCAAACTTTGAAGGATTAAATGCATCTCTTGAAGTTGTATCAAATTTTGATGAAGATGATACTGTAAGTGATATTGAGAAAGATATTGCTAAAGCTATTGCTAATTCCTATATTAAGATCTCTAAGATTTTGTATAGTACAATTAATTCTGATGAGAAATATGTATACAAATGTATCAATGTAAGCTTAGCTGCTTTGCAGCCTTTAAATATCAATAGCTTATTCTTATCTTATGATAAAGATGATGCACATGCTGGAATAACTGATGATGTTAAATGTTCTATTATGCTTGATATTGAGATTCTTGATACTATTTCAAAGATTATTACAATGATGGTTACTTGTAATCAGTGTTTGTTGCAGGCTCCACAGTTAAATAACTATTGATAAGTAATTTATATAGGGTAGAGGTAAAATCTCTACCCTAATAAAAGAAAGAGAGGTATTTACTATGGAAATGAGTCTAGAGCAATACATATTAAATCCTATGGGAAAAAATAATGCTGTTCTTAGTGCTGCTTCTAGAGAAAGTACTAGAGCAATATATAAGAAAAAGTTTGATGAAATTCTGCTTAGAGAAAATGGTAAAATTGATTATAATCTTTATTATGAATCTAAGAAGAATATTTATTGGGCTCATTTCAAGATACCATCTGAAACAATAAGAAATTTCTATTATGACGTAGTATTTAAATTCTATGCTGATCAAAAAATAGAGGCTGGTGGAGAAGATTTATTTAAATACAATGTCGAGTTTTATTCAAATGACCCGGCATTTGTTTATACATTTGCTTATGTATTTAATAAGAATAAATTGCTTATAAAAGAACTTGCTCCTAAGATGAGCAAAGAAGCAATTAAAAAAGAAGCTAAGGTTAAAAATCCTTATAATTTGGTTGGATATGTTAAGACTATATATTTTGCATACCTTACTATGCAATATAGAAAATTGAATAAGAAGATAAGATTTGATGCAGAGGTATCTTCTTTTAACTTAAAGAAATTATTAGGAGAAATAGAAGATGCTGATGATAAGATTAGAGATAGACA